ATATTATAATACCTTTTGGAGAGGAGATTTAATAATAACTGAGAAAGAAGAAGTACAACTAAGTATAAATACAAAAAAACATCCTATCTGGGAATATCCTTTCTATGGAAAGAATACTGATGGATGTGTGATAATATTTGAACAACCTGTTAAGCAAAATGGAGAAATACCTTATGGACTAAATATCTCAGGCTGTGATCCTTACAACCATGTACATGGAACTTCACTAGGAAGTATCTTTATTTTAAATAGAGTTACAGATAGGATAGTAGCAGAATACACTGCCAGGCCATTAACTGATGAGATGTTTTATGAGAACTGCAGAAGACTTCTTATATACTATAATGCAAGATGTAACTATGAGAATAGTAGTACTGGTATGTTTACCTACTTCAATAGAATGAATTGCTCATGGCTTCTTACAGACACTCCTAGCGTACTATATGATAAGATACATGATAAGGGAACACTTGAAAGAGGTAAAGGAACACCACCTACAGAAAAGATTAATAAGTATGCCAGAGAAAGAATATTAGCCTGGTTAATGACTAAGATAGTAGAGATAAAAGATCCTGATAGTAAAGATGAGAGAGTAGGATTATTGAACTTACATAAAATATGTTCTGTTCCGTTATTGAGAGAGTTAGAGATGTGGAATAAAGATATAAATGCAGACAGGATATCCGCTTTAGGAATGTTAATGATACAAAGAGAAGAGGACTATCATATCTTCGTTGACCCAAGCAAACAGCCAAAGGCAATAGACCAAGATGAATTCTGGAAACGTAGTTTAGGAATACGTCAGCAAGATGAAATAATATAGTCTATTATAATGCAGGCTATATAACAAAAAAAGATATATTATTTAAATAAATTATGTTGTAATATTGAAAGATATATTATAATATAAGATATGAACACTACTGTATTGACACCGTGGCCTCAGCAAAAGCTTAGTGACAAAGAGAAAGATGAAGATTGGCACATAGACCATCTAAAGCACGGAACACAGTTACAATACTTCCAAAATGATCTCATTAAGAATGATCGTTCTAATATGATATCAAACTATAATTTATGGAATGGTATCGTAAATGAAGATGATATGGCGAAACAGTTCAATACAATGAACATTAAAAACCATACCATGCCAGGTGAACATAGGAACTATCCTATAGAAGTAAGTAAATTTGAGAGGTTAGCTGGTGAAGAAGCCAAACGTAGATTTGAGTGGCACATTAAAGTAAGCAATGGAGATGCTACATCTATCAAAGAAGATAAGCATAAAAATGATTTATTCGAATTTGTACAGCAAACTATTCAGGCAGATGCTTTCTCTAAAGAAGAAGCACAAAGAAATCTTGAAAAGATAAATAAATATTATAACTATTCTTATAAAGACATACGAGAAGAAAGAGGGGATAGGATATTAAGATACCTATGGAGAGAGCAAGAGATGGCTCTTAAGTTTAATCGATCATTCTATGATGTTCTTATTGGTGCTTCAGAAGTATTCTCTTGTGACATATTAGGTGGAGAACCGGTAATGGACAAGTGTGATCCTACTATGTTAACCACATTAAGAAGTGGTACCTCAAATAGAATAGAAGATTCAGATGTGATACTTCATACTACATATATGCCTCCTGCAATGGTGCTCGATATATATAAAGAGTATCTTGAAAGTGATGATGTTGATTATTTAGATGGTGGAGTATCTGCAATAAAGAGTGCAAGTAATTCTATGAACTATGGAACATTCACATCACAGATGCCAAATCCTCCAGACAGTACAAATATTTTATCTTTAGATGGTACTAATCCTTCTTACTATGGAGAGTTCTGGGATATGGATGGTAATGTAAGAGTTACTAGAATGGTGTGGAAGTCATATAGAAAAGTATATAAACTTAAGTTCTTTGATGAGAATGATGATGAACAGAATGATTGGGTACCTGAAACATATAGACCAAATAAGTTAAAAGGAGAAGAGGTTACTGAATTATGGATACCTGAATGGAGAGAAGGAACACAGATAGGAGAAAATATATATGTTAAGCTTCAACCATTCCCTGTTAACATATATGATATGGATAGTTTACGATTAAAGACCAGTCCATATATAGGAACAAAATACAATATCAACAATAATAAGCCTGTCTCTTTAATGGATAGGATTAAACCATATAAGTTCGATTATAATGTATTCCAAAGAAGATTAGGTATAGCTTTCTCAAAATGGAATCCAATGACTGAGTTGGACCTTGCAAAGAAACCAGAACACTGGTCATTAGACGAATGGTTTACCTATGCACAGACACATGGTTATCTTATTATAGATAGTTTTGCTGAGAGTAATAAACCTAGGTTTAAAGGTCAGATGGCAGGAAACTTTAACACTACCGGAAAGACATTACAGATAGACCTTGGCAATTATATCCAACAGACAATAGGTATTCTTAATTACATAGAAAGACAAGTAGCTTTAGTAAGTGGTATCAGTCCGGAACGTGAAGGACAATCTACATCTACCAATACTTTAGGTGGTCAGGAAAGTCTATTACAGAATTCTATGTTTATTACTGAACAGTACTATAATATACATGATAATACTAAAGTAAGGGTATTGCAGAATATGTTAGAAGTATCTAAGGTAGCCTGGAAAAACAGACAAAAGAAAATACCTTATATCTTAGATGATATGGTAATGGCTATTGACGAAATAGATGGAATGGATCATTATGAAACAAACTATAATCTATTTATAAGCAATAGTTCAGACGATAGTGAATTATTCAGAACACTTAAATCTCTTATTCCTACAGCTCTTAATGCTGATAAGGTTAATCTGTCTCAGGTAATGAGTCTCTATTCTAAACAATCTATCACAGGTATTCGTAAAGAAATAGAAGCAGCAGAACAGCAGAAGATGGATCAGGCAATAAAGGCACAAGAAGATCAGGCAAAAGCAGAACAGCAAAAAGTAGAAACTGCCTTGCAGATTAAACAAGCTGAGATGGACCTGGAGAAATATAAGATTGACACAGAAGCACAGACATCCATAAGAGTTAAAGAGTTAGAAATATATGCTAAAAAAACTGAATTAGATGCTAATAGTAATGGTGTTCCTGATTTTGTAGAATTAGCAGATTTATCTTTAAGAGAAAGAGAACAGTTAAGTAAGAAAGAAACTGAAGACAGAAAACTTCTTTTAGAAGAGAAGATAGCTAAGATAAAATCTGAAACAGCGGACAAGAGCGTTGAGGTTGCTCGTGCTAACAGAAATAAATACGATTCTAAAAGTAAGAAGTAATGCTATCTAAGAAGTTTCTATTAGAATTCCCGGAATTAAGGCAATGCTTTAACTATTCATGTGGTGCTTCGGCACTACAGTCAATATTTACATATTATGGTACAGACGAAAGAGAAGATACCATAATGAAGTTACTTGATAAGGAATCTAAAGACCTTAAAAATAATGGAGCAGATATTAAGGCTATGAAAGCAGTAGCTTTAGAATATGGATATGAATGTGTAATAGAATACGATTTACCAATACTAACATTAAAAACTCTTATCTCTAAAAAGATACCTGTTATATTAATCTTACAGGCATGGCATGAAGAAAAACCTTTTGATTATAAAGAAAGTTATGTTGATGGTCATTATGTAATAGCTATAGGATGGAATAACGATAGAATCATATTTGAAGATCCTTTATCATATAATAGAGTATACTTAACTGAAAAGGAATTAGCTAACAGATGGCATGCTATAGACGATAAGGGTAATCCTGATCCGAGAAGTGTTAGTATTATAATAGATGGAGAACCTAATTTTGATCAACATCTAATTACCCGATTAGGATAAAACAACTTTTACTCATAATAAGAGAATTCGATATGTTAAAATAATTGCAGTTTTTTTGCAATAGTTATAATATACCGTATTATAATTGTTAAATAATCAATAAATATCACTAAGTATGGCAGGAGAAAAAATCAACTTAGACCTAGGATCAATGATGGGAGAAGTCGGGCAGACAATCTCTATCGAAGATGACGGTCAGGTTACAGCAATGGAGCAAAACAACTCTGAGAATTCAGATAAAGAAAAACAAGAAGAATTCAAAACAGGAGAGTTGGTACAATTAGAAGATGGTTCTGTAGTAGAGTATAATTCTAAGAAACACAAGAAGAAACAACAGGAAGAAAAAGAAACTACAGAGGAAACAGACGATACTGAAAAAAACAAAGATACTAAAGAGGCCCGACAGGAAGAAAATGAAAACCCCGAATCTGATAAGGATGATATTTCTCCTTATTCTCCATACGCTGTCGCCTTAAAAGATGAGGGGATTCTTCCTAATCTAGACATTGAAGCATTTAACAAGTTGCCTAAAGAAGAACAAGTACAGGCTCTTGTTAATGCTTACAAAGAACAGATTGACGGTGGTGTACAATCATTCATTGATTCTCAACCAAAAGTAGTACATGATATTCTCAATGGATTAAAACAATCCGGAGAA